TCTTCCAAGTAAACTTTCAGATACTTCGGCTTTTCCTTTATGACTTTTAGGGCTTTCGGTGGGATAAGCATCATGTCATTGCGTATTGCTTGAAAGGATGGATCCAACAACACTCGGGGCTGAACCGTATCTGATAAGTACACAATAGAGTCAATAGCAACCCCGTTACCACCTATTGGGTTGTTTTCAGGATGAGTTGCCTCGATCAAGGACAGTGAGTGAGTTGTTGCTACAACCTGTATTCTTAGCTTCTTTGCATGAGTGCCTATAGTTGATATGAGCCTCTGTTGAGCGTGAGGATGAAAGCCCGCGTCGAGCTCATCGATAACCATCAAGCCCCCCGGGTATTCTGGCCACTCTCTCGCAAGCTTTCTAAAAGATGCAAAGGCGGTCGCGATAGCACTAAGGCTGTCCTGCCCAAGGGAAACGCTTTTCGGGCTATGGCCATACCCGGGATGTTTTGCGATCTTATTTGTGCCTTGGATTGATTGGGTGGTGATGACTTTTGCGGCCTCTGCTACATCGTCCAATCCAATAACATTGGAGATGAAGTTTGCTATAAAGGCGCCGTCTGAGGCATCTATACCAGCATCAACCAAGCTAACAATTTTTTCTGGATCACTTTCACCAATCGGAATCATGCGAGTCATTCCGAGATATATCGTCGGCAGAGGAACCTTAGCTGCGACCCCTATCTTAATTCCGTGCTCTTCTTGTGTGAAATCGCTGTCCGGCCTGTTTCTTGGTACTACTCGTGCCTCTAATCTAGTTGTCTCTCCATCGCTATTTACAACGGTGCGCTTTGACAGTGCGCACCGTTTCTGCATAGGTGTGTCGTTAATTTCATATTCAAGTATGGGGTTGGGCAGTGTTTCGGCATCTTGATGCAATAGAAACTCAGACTGGTAGTCTATATGAATGATTTCATTCAGTAGCCCTCTGAACAGTTTTCCTGTATAGCTGCTATATTTTTTAGCGGTAAGGCCTGATCCGTTAGCGACCAGAGCCAGGATAGTTGATTTCCCTATTCCATTGTGGCCCGCTATTAATGTGATTCGTGGAGCAAACTCAATCGTAAGGTCTTTAAGTTTTCTGAATGCGGGCTGCTCTATCACAAGCCTTTTGACTGTGATTTGTTGATGGTTCGCATTGGCTTGAGAAGCGAGCTTCTTCTTGCTGGTATGACGAGGCGCCATGATCTTCCTTGAATGTCAGTTGCAATCTAAAGGACATACATTAACTTCGCGAGGCTCAGTAACAGTACATGTCACCCGGAGTAGGACCTTTTGATATGCCCCGCCTTCACCTCATCCGCATAACCCGCCAGCCGATCCTCATCCGCATGAAACACGTTGCACATCCTCAGAACCGCTTGGGCGTCCGCCTCATTACCGGCCAGGCTCAGTCGCTCGGCAATGCGCATAAGCTCGACCGCTGACCACTTGAGGTCCGAGGCGATGCCCTGGAGGTCGCGCTTTAGGTCTTGGTTGGGCTTGGTGAGGGGCATGGGTCAGGCCTTTCTCGCATTCCAGATCAGCAACACCTTGGCGTGAACGGTCACATCCTCAATCCGCGCTTCTTGGTCCCTGATATTTGGGTTATCGGACACCAGCAAAAAACGCTCTGAATCCAATACCTGAATCCTCTTGATGTACAGGTGCTCGTGCCAGGTCAGGACGTATATGCCCTCGCCAGCAAACTCGTTGACACCCTTGTCTACTATCAGCGGGTCTTTGTCGTTGATCGTGCCCTCCATGCTCTGGCCCCAGCCGGTAATCATCGCCAGCGAGTGAGGAGAGGTGTAGGCGATGTTTTTCTCGCGCAGCACGTCTTCGTGAATGATTAGGTTCCGAACGACTTCGTTGTAATCGCTTGGCACCTGGCCGTGACCCATCGAGGCCCTGACATCGTATTGGCGAATCACGATCTCGCCCGCGCGGGCCTTCAGCCCTGAAAAATCTGCCTGAATAACCTTGCCCTGCGCCTCACTGGCCGCCGTGAGGGCGGCAGCCGCGATCTTCTCTTGCGCATCGGCGTCTAGATTCTTCCCCGAATGCTTGCGGATCATCTCCATAACCTTCTCGGCCGCACTTGCGCCGCCAGTCGCAGCAGCCTTAACGGGAGCGCTGGTCAGTGCCGCTATCTCGCCCGCCAGGCGCGGGCTGAATGCTGAAACGGGTTCATCAAGCATGCGCGCCAGTACCGCTGCGAACTTCGTGTTCAGGGGGTTGATGCCCTTGAAGTAGAGATTCACGGCAGCCGGCGTCATTCCCGCCTCATCGGCGATTTTCTTTTGACTGAGCTTCAGCTCGTTCTTCTTCGAGAGGAACAGGTCGTGCGCGGCTGCGCATTCGGCAATCAGCTCGGGCGGGAGGATTCGTTTTTTGGTCATGGCGCAAATTTAAACCAATGGTTAAAAATAAGAAGAAACCATCGGTATTGATTAAAAATTAACAGATGGTTAATATCTGCCTCATCTACAAACAGAGGCACGACCATGAATGAGACTCCCCTCGACAAGTTCGTGGCTGACAAAGGGCAGTCCGAAGCCGCACGGCTTCTTCGGGTGACCGCCCCAGCCATTCACAAAGCCCTATCCGCGAAACGGGATATCCGTGTGCTTGAACTGCCCGACGGCAGCTTCCAGGCGCAGGAGCAGCGCCCGTTTCCTTCCCAAAAATCAGCCGCTTAACCCAAGTTCATCAGCCACAAGGAGCAACACATGCACTTCGACCCAAGCCACATGCACGACAAGCCCACAAAGGTCCGCCTCGACGAGGTGGCCGACGATCTGCTGACGGCCATGGCCCGTTTTCAGCGAACTCAAAAGGCGGTGCTAGCACGCGAGATTCTTGAGCGCGGCCTGAACCAAATGATGGAAGAGCTTAACGCGAAAACAGACGTGGCCTGAAGTAGCCGAGGAGGCCCTGTGCCTGAAAGAAAACCGCTGGAAATCCAGCTCGACTGGCAGGGAGTCGCCGATCTGGAGCTGCTAGCCAGACGCAAAGGCGTAACCCCAGAAGAGCTGGCCGCAACAATTATGAACCGGGCGCTTGATCGAATGACCCGGCCACCAAAGAGCCGGAGCAACGTCGCTTCCATAGGACGCAAGGGCTGATAAGTCCCCCAGGGACTATTGAGGATCTACCAGTGAAACAGCCAACCAGTAAATCGGACGCACAAAAAAGCCACCGGGCAAGGGTGGCTTTTCGTGCAGCACTTACAAATCAGTTCTGGAGCGAATAATGCCCATTCCCCAATCAGTCGTCAACTCAAACCAATCCGCGACACAATTTCGCGTATCGCAAAACGTGTCGCGACCCACGTCGCTTGCTCTTGGCGGCGTGAAAATTAAGCAGGATCTCGATGGGCGTTATTGCCTGAATGACCTGCACAAGGCTGCCGGAAAAGAGAAGCGTCACGCACCAGGTTACTGGCTCGCGATCCAGCAAACAGCAGAGCTAGTGGCTGAACTGGAAACTACCGGAATCCCGGTAGTTACGATTGAGGGCCGAAATGGTGGCACCTTCGTTATGAAGGAGCTGGTTTATGCCTACGCAATGTGGGTGAGCGCCAAATTCCACTTGCAAGTGATCCGCACCTTCGACGCTGTCGTCATCGGCCACATTCAGCTTGTCGAAGGAAAGCAGGCCAGGGAGAGGGCTCGTCTTGAGGCTCCAGCCCTAACTGACGCGATCAAGCACGGGCGCCTCTCTGCAGGTAAAGACGTCAAGCACTACCACTTCAGCAATGAGTTCGACCTAATCAACCGTATCGCCCTGGGCATGCCTTCCAAGGTGTGCCGGGCAGCGCATTGCATCAGCCCTACAGACTCGATCCGTGACCACCTCACGCCTTGCGAGATTCGCTGCATTGAACACCTGCAGCGCGTCAACGCGTCTCTGATCGATGTCGGCATGGACTTCGAATCCCGCAAGCAGAAGCTAAGCCAGATCTACATCCAGCGCCATAGCCGGGCTCTTCTCTCCGAAATCAAGCGCCTGGAGTTCTGACCATGAAGCCCATGACCTACCAACAACTGATCGAGCGCGCAGCCCTGACTGCGCTTGAGCTGTTCCAGGCGCAGACCACTAAAAAGGCCCTCAAGTCAGAGCTGCGCTCGCTGTACGACACGTACTTCGAGGCATACGGCCGACCTGACGGTCCGTTCGATCCGTACAGCGATGCTTTCCAGCCAGTCGTAGATTTCACCCATGCGCAGTTCCAGCGTGTGTGCGCAGCCAAAAAGGCCGAGTACAACGCCCAGCGCCGTCACCACACCGCGTTGCGGGCTCTCAACGCATACCGGCCTGCTAAGACCAAGGAGGCCTCGTAATGGCCGGGGACTGGATCAAATTCGAACTCACCACCCTGGACAAGCCCGAGGTTTGCCAGATCGCAGACTTGGCCGATATCGACCCTGATGCTGTCGTCGGCAAGCTGATGCGTGTGTGGGGCTGGTTCGACCAGCAAACAGAGAACGGTAACGCTCCGAGCGTTAGCAAAAAGTTACTTGATCGTCTCGTTGGCGTTATCGGTTTCTGCGAACACATGAAATCTGTTGCTTGGATGATCGAGATCGACGGTGTTATCAGCCTCCCACACTTCGACCGCCACAACGGGAAGACCGCTAAAAACAGGCTTCTTACCGCAAAGCGAGTGGCAAACCACAAGGCGAGTAACGGAAAAAGTAACGCTGCGAACGTTAGCGGTGCGTTACCTAAAGAAGAGAAGAGAAGAGAAGATCAAAACCCTCTCTCTGCGCGGGAAGCTGTCGACCCTCGCATGCCCAGCGAAATGACCCTCGACTGGAACCCGGACGACAAGCTGCTGAAAGCCTACTCGGTTCACTCAGGCGTAGCGCTGGACCTGTTCACCGAAGATGCGCGCCGGGCATTCACTGCCCACTACGAACCTCGCGGCCAAGTGAACACCCAGGCTGAGTGGGTGCAGATGCTGGTCAAGTGGGTGCTCAACGACCGAAATCGCGCAGCAGCATCGAACGTCAGGCAGTTCACACCGCGCCAGAGTAATGAACCCGACTTCGACAGCAATGCCTGGGCCGAAGGCCTTGTGGTGAGCCCATGAAGCCCGTCAGCCAACTGATGGCGACCATGGGCAACCTGCCGCCAGCCAATCACGCTCAGCCGTTGCACGTCACACCGCAGACGGCAGAAGTGGTGAATGACCTGTTCCGTCGCCTGCGCGGGATATTCCCGGCATGGCGTCAGGCGTGGCCGTCCACGGAAGCGCTCGACGCTGCCAAGGCCGAGTGGATCAAGGAGTTTGCCGACGAAGGCATCCGCACCCTGGAGCAGATCGAGTTCGGTATCCAGAAGTGCCGCAAGCTCAAGAAGCCTTTCGCGCCGAGCGTGGGGGAGTTCATCGCGATGTGCGTGCCTGGCCCGGAAGACTTCGGCATGCCTTCGGTAGCCGGGGCATGGGTGGAGGCATTGATGGGCGTGTACAGCCACGACGGCGTGCGCATTGCTGCCAACGAGACCGGAATTTTCGACCTGCGCTCAGCCAAGCAGGAAGACAAGGGCCTTCGCCAGCGCTTCGACCACAACTACGCCGTGGTGATCCGTCGCGCCCAGGAAGGCCAGCCGCTCGACGGCAAGATCCTGACAGGCATCGGCCACGACAGCCAGAAGACGGCCTTTGAGATGGCCAACGACCTGGCCGACCAACAAACCCAGGCACGAATCCTTCAGCAAGGCATCCCGGCAGACGGCAAGTCAGCCCGTGAACTACTGCTGGCAAAAATGAATATCAAGCGCGAAGCACAGCGCGTAGAGGGGAAATTCTGATGAAGGATCACATCGACAAAGCGGGTATTCGATGCGCTGTTGCAGGGCTCGCAATGCTGGTTTTCTGTTTCGTGATTTGGGGGCCGCTGAACACTATCTGGATTGGCCCATGGATCTACGAGGGAACAACCATTGGCACCTTCGAGTGGCGCAAGGCCTGGATTTACAACGGCTGGATTCTGTTCGCGCCCATCGCCATCTGCCTCGGCTACTGCATCTTCACGATGGTTCGGGCCGTCCGCAAAGACGAATCGGAGCGCGTGGAGCGCATGGCATTGATCGCAGAAGCAGCGGAGCA